GTGGCGACGGGACCGGGCGAGAGCCCGCCGGCGTATGCCCAGGGCGCGGGCTCCGGGCCCGTGCCGGAAGGCGCCTTCGCGGTCTCGGCCGGCAACGGCAAGGTGCGGTACGCGCATCTCGTCGAATACGGCACCAAGCCGCACGTCAACCAAGGGCGCTTTCCCGGCACGCAGAACCCCGGCGCGCGGCGCCAGCCCTTCTTCTGGCCGGCTTACCGCATCGTCCGCAAGAAAATGCGGGCGCGTGCCAACAAGGCGCTGAAGGCGGCAGCCTCGCAGGTCGGCAGCACATGAGCGCGCACACTTTCGACTGTCAGGCAGCGCTCGTTCAGGCGCTCGCCACGGCAGGCATTGCGGGCGGGCGCGTCTATGACGATGCACCACAGGACGTTGCGTTTCCGTGGGTCGAGATCGGCGACCGCCAGATCATCCCCGATGACACGTCGAGCTACGGCACCGGCTCCGACGACGGCGTGTCGGACTACACCGATGTTCACATCTGGTCGCGTTACCGCGGCAAGAAGGAAGCCCTGCAGATCGTCGATGCGATCCACGGCGTCCTGCACGGTCGCACGCTGACGATATTGGGCAGGCCCTCCGCGCTTGCCTGGGTGCGTACCGTGCGCGTCATCACCGATCCTGACGGCAAGACGCGCCACGGCATCGTGTCCGTCGAAATCATCCACCGCTCCTAACCCCGGAGATCATCATGTCCTACGGCAATGCCGCGCAGAAGGGCGCGGCGATTCTCATCCAGAAGGGTTCCGGCGGCGGCGTCGTCACCCTCGGCGGCATTCGTTCGAAAACCTTCACCCTCAATTCTGAAACGGTCGACGTCACGACCGCCGACGACTCCAACCGCTACCGGCAGCTCCTTGCCGCGACCGGCATCAAGAACATGGCGGTGAGCGGCGATGGCGTCGTCAAGGACACTGCCGCGCAGCAGCAGGCCGTCACCGATTGTCTCGCACAGACCGTCGACACCTACACGCTGACGGTGCCGGGCATCGGTGTGTTCGTGGGCACTTTCCAGATCACCCAGTTCCAGATCGGCAGCGCCACTTACAACGGTGAAATCCCGTACTCGATCAGCCTTGAATCCGGCGGCGACATTACCTTCACGGCCGAGGGCTAAGCCGCATGGCATTCAATCCGCTGCGCGGCGAGGCGAAGGTACAGATCGGCTCCGTCGAGATCACGCTCGCTGCAACAATGGAGCGGCTGGCGGACCTGTCGGACGCGCTCCACTGCGAAACCCTGCAGGACTTGTTCCGGCGCCTGACCGGCACGGAACTGAAGACAACCCGCGAAGCCGTGCGGCTGCTCACCATATCGGGCATTCAGGGGGACAAGACGCTGCAGGCTCAGAAGGCGGGTCAGGCTGCGCTCGCCGAAATGACTCTCGACGACATGGCGAAGCTGCAGACGGCGTTCCTCGCTATCCTCTCGGCTCTGGTCCGTCCGACGTCCGACACGCCGGAGGATAGCGAGACGGGAAACGCGACGGCCGTCAGCCTGAACTGATCGCCGACCTCATTCGACGCTGGTTCGGCGATGCGGTTGGCGGCTTGGGCTGGGCACCGAAGACGTTCTGGAAAGCGACGATCTCGGAATTCTTCATGGCGATCGAAGGCCATAATCGCATCGAGTCGGGCAGCAGCGGCCCACCACCGTTGACGCGCGCGGAATTCGAAGCGCTCGAAGCCGAATACCTCTGAGGCATCATGGCAACCGACATCGAACGCCTCGAAGTGCTGATCGAGGCGAACACCAAGTCCTACGAAAACGCGATGGTGAAGCTGCAGGCGCAGACTTCCAAAGCGTTGAAGGCGTCCACGGCTTCCGTTGCGGGTCTGGATGCCCGGCTGAAGACACTGCAGGGCACCGTAGCGAAGGTGGGCGCCGTCTTCGGCATTGCGTTCGGGGCGCGCGAGTTGGTCGAGTTCATCAAGTCCGGCATCGAGGCCGGCTCCGTCATCGGCGAGATGGCGGCCAAGCTCGGCATCACGACAACGGCCTATCAGGAGCTCACGTTCGTTGCTGACCAGACGGGCGCCAGCCAGGACGATGTGAACGCCGCGTTCAAGGGCATGGTGAAAGTGATCGGCGAGGCGGCTGATGGCTCCAAACAGGCACAGGATCATCTAGCGGCGCTCGGCGTCACCTTCGACACCATCAAGGGCAAATCGCCCGACCAGATATTCGAGCTCATCCTGGACAGCCTGTCGAAGATCCACGATCCGCTGCAGCGAATCACTCCTCGGGAGCGCCCTTGTCAAAGCCTCTGTTGGTAGTGATCGAAGGCGGCGCTATTCCGGATCCGGCTTGGCTGGCCGTGCGTCAGACTGTCCTTGGTCGAGCGCACTTCGATCGAACGCTTCCGGTGTTTTTCCGGCTCGCGTTGCACGACGTGAAGAAAGGGCTGGCAGCGCGGCGCAGACAGCCGATATTCGACCTTTGGAGCGTTGTCATTGGTGAGCCTCCGCCCGTGAACAACGTTGAGTATTCCGGCAAGCCGACCTTGATATCGTTGAGCCAAGCTCATGCATGTTTTCAGGGGATTCGGAGGCCGATCGGCGAGGACGATGATGGTGACAACGTGGTCGCCTATATCTTGCGACCACGTGAGCACTACGTCTATCGAGCCGACATGGTCACTGTGGCACATCTAAAGCCGGTCCCCGGGGACTTGGCGTTTGTGTGCTACGTTCGTCTTGACCTGCCAGAACAGCATGATGGGGTCGGAACGAAAGGTGTCATCACGCATTGGCAATTCGTCGACGGCGAAATCGGGCCCGGCGGCGACGTCCTGCCGGTTGGCTACGATCAACGATATAAGAAACGGCTGTGGTGAACGTGGTGGAGGTGATGAACATGCCGCGAGAGGATGTCAATTTCGACCGGGCGATGGCCGGCGAATACGCGCCGGCGGCGATCTATTTTCAAGAGGCTGACATCGTGGAGTATGTAAGGTCCGACGTTGCGACCGTGCATCGCCGCGTGGATGGCTTCCTGACGCTCGTCCTCGACATGGAAACTCGGGAGCCGATCGGCTTTGCGCTGAAGGGGTTCAGGAATTTTTACGTCAAACACATGAAGCCAGCGGGCGACGACGAGGATTTTGTGTTGCTGACGAAAGTTCTCGAGGAAGCAGCCCGACAAATCGGATCGATTGTTTTCAGCGACGCCGCCGTGCGTAGTGGATACGAGACGGCGCAATCGATCGCCGCGACCGATCATGTGAAGCTCAACGAGCTGCCACAAGCGGCCTAGTCAACGCGCTCGATATCGAAGCCGCGGCCAAGCGCCGTCTCGCCGACGAATACGATGCTGCACAAGAGCGCGGTGAGGTTGCGCGACCTGGCAACCCCAATTTTTCCAAAGGGGAAAGATTGGAAACGGTCAGCATTCCGCCCCGCAAGCGATTCGCTATCTCTTGCCTTGGGGCGTACGCTGGCCCTCACCGTTGGCGGCGTCCCTACAGGAGCCGGCGGCTGAGAGAGCCTCTAGACGCTCCCCCTGCAAACAAGGGGTGACGTATGAGCCTCTCGCCAAACACGCCCGACCGCTGGAATGCGGCCTTCAGTCGTGTGGCTGTCAGGATCGAGCATGCCGCCAAGCACAGCACCGTCGTCTACGTGTCGCGCGAGGCGCGTACGATCCTCAAAGCGTGCGAAATCCCGCTAGACGAAGCTTCCCTAAAAACCGTCGTCGACCGCATCGTTGCAGTGGCCGCGGCCAAGGGTGTGCCCGTCCAATTGGGGGACTAAGGCAGACGCGGCGGGCCCCCTATTCTATGTTCCGCCGGCGGCGTACGAGATGTGCTTCCCACGCCTCGATAGCTTTTGTCGCGGCAGTACGGCCATCGCTTTCCCAGCCGGATGCGATCTGCGTCTCGTCGGCGACGTTCCAGTGCCACTCGTTGCCATCGCGCTGGGTGCCCCGTTGATGGAACACGCGCATAAAGGCGCGCGGATGGCCTTCAATCGAGGCGGTCTTGTCCTCGGCGCTGGGATTTTCGGGGAAGGTGTCGGACCAGGTGAAGCGGGGCATCGGGAGTGACTTTGGCGACAAGACGTTTGACCATCAAAGGTGGGCGCGGCCTTGCCGGTTCGTTTGGCGACCCTGCAGGGCGAAAGCTGCTCTCAATGCTTCGCCACCGATGGCATCCGCGCCCCGAGCTCGCCGATCAGTTCAGCATCGATCCGCTGCTTCAAGGTGGCGACGACCTTGACCGCAGCCTCATGGCCGATGCGCGGTTGCTCCAGGCTGTAGGCGAGCTGGTACAATATCGCGAGCGCGGTCTCGGCATACTTGCCCTCGGTCGGATCGCCGTTCTTCAGGTCGGCGCGGATCTGTGCCAGGACGTCGGCGGTGGCTTCCTCGAGCGCTGTCACGACCCGATCACCTTGCGGGGCTGCAGACGCGGAGTATAGCTCCGAATACGAACGCTCCGCGGCTCTCATTTCCGCTTCCCCTTTCTCAACCTCACCCCCGGACCTTCGCCGTTCTCCTCGACGAATATCACGCCGGCGGATTCGAGCGCGCGCTGGATGGCGGCGAGTGATGCCTCAGATACTTTGACGCCCTGATCGGTCTCGACGCGCCGCACGGTCGGACCGGAAATCTTCGCGGCCTTTGCCAGCTCATCCTGCGACCATCCGAGCAATCCGCGCGCTGCGCGTATCTGTGCGACCGAAATCAACTTCGCCTCTTGATATAAAAGCGATCACGTCTTATGATCGTATTCGTATCACGGCACCAAGCAGCCGCGCAACCGCGGGGAGCACCTTTCCCGCGACCGGCGGAGCCGTGCCCAACAGAGGACGTGCACATGGCCCACATCGACACAGCAATCTCAGAACGCACCAGGCGGCGCCCGGCGAAGCCCATTCGCAAGCCCGCCAGCAAGGCGACGGGAAAGAAACCGACCGAACACTTCATCGACCCGGCGAAGCTTCCCGCAACCGGCAAGTACGCACTGCGCGTCAATGGCGACTGCATGGAGCCGGCAGTGATGCATGGCGCTCACGTCATCGTCGACCCGGCGACGGAGCCGAAGACCGGCGACCTCGTCGTCATCTATTTGAAGAAGGGCTACCATTGGCAGAGTGGCACCAATCTCGGTAACGTCGGGCTGAAGCGGCTCGTCTTCAACATGATGGAAGGCGTGAAGTACCCCTACGTCGCGCACCCGGACTCGAACGTCATCCCGGTCCTGATCGTCGAGCAGGAAAACCCGCGGCGGCAATACCAGCTCCGCGCCGACGTGCTACTCGCCGTTCACAAATGCCTAGGACCGGCGCCGAAAGGCGCCAAGCTCGTCGAGGCGGCCCTATGACGAGCGAACCGGTGACGCTGGTCGAGGGCGTGGACGATATGCAGCTCGGGCTGCTCCGCATCTACGACGCGCTCAACCCAGCTGCCGATTTCGCCGAGCTGGTGATGCTCGCCGCTGAGGCGTTGGACGGTCGGGGCGATCCTATCGCACGCGGCGCCTACGCGTGCCTGGAGGCGATCCGGCACGCCAAGCAGATGGTCAACGAGCTGCGCGAGACCGGCCGCGTCGACGAAGACAAACGCGAGGACTGAACACGGACCCGCGTGCGGCGGACCGACGCCCCGGCGGGAGACTGCCGGGGTTTTCTTTTGGACTGCAGCGTCGGAACA